TAGCAATAGAAAGGTTAGTCAGAGTGGCTAACCTTTTATTTTTTATAAATATAGAAATCGGAGAAACAAAAATGACAAAAGCAACTATCGTAAAAATGCCTAACACAAAACAATTTGAATTCGGTGGATTGAATCTTCAATTGCGTTTGGACGGAAACTCAATTCTTTCAATTGAAAAACGCTTGGATGAATCAATTGTTGGTTTGTTCTTGAAAGGTCAAGGAGAAGCGAAAATCCCAGCCACAAACAAATTGCTAATTGTATTACAAGGTGCTAATCAAACAAGTAATGTATCTGAAAGTGATATTGTTGCTGCGTTTGGGCGCTATGTTGATGAAGGACATTCAACTTTAGATTTATTTGCCGCAATCAATGAATTACTTGAAGAATCAGGTTTTTTCGGAAACAAGGAAACGGAGAAAGAGGCGACAAATGGGGTATCTCTGGACAGCGAACCAGTAGAGGAAGACAGCATTCTGTAAAAACCTACAATAATTTATCCAGCATGCTTGAGGATTTATACCCTCAGGCAGTCGAAGCTGGTATTTCTTCTACAGATTTTTGGGCGATGACTTTTGATGAAATCATGGTCCAAGTTGAAGCAAATAAAAAAAGGCATGAGAACGAGCTAAAAGAGAAAGCGATGTTTGATTATTCTCAACAAAGGCTTGCTATCTATGCTTTTAATGATCCAAAGAATTTTCCTAAATATGAAGATGCCTACCCTTTCTTGAATCAACTCAAAGAAGAAGTAGTGCAAGCCGTATCTGAGGAAGAAGAAAAGAAACAAGCGATGCTTACTGACCAAGAAATCATGCGACAAAATGCAATGTTAATTCAGGAAACTCGTAACAGAAAAAGTCAAAAGACAAATTAAAAAGTATTGAATAGAAAAGGAGGTGAGAAATATGGAATTAGAAACCTTGGAAGTTTTATTAGACGTCAATACAGCCAGAGTTCAGGCGTCTTTGGATAAAATAATGCCAAATATTGAATCTGCTATGTCAAAAATTCAAAATATCACTGGGAAGTCTATGAAAAAGACTGAAGATAATTTGAATATTGATAAAGGTGCAACACAATTTGGCAAACAGTTAGAAAAAATGAATCAAACTTTTGAAAAGATGATGGGCCATCTTGAAAGTTCTTCTAAGAAATCATCAGAAAGTATTGGAGATAATTTATCTACTGGCTTTAAGAAAGCACGTCCTAAAGTATCAAAAGAAATTGATGCTATGCTGAATGAAATTAATGCAAAAATGGGTCAAGCTAAAGCTGCTCAAGAAAAAGTAGCTTATCTAAAATCACAGCGTCAAAGTTCTTCAGCAAAAGGAGATGGTGGGCAAACAGTCAAATATGATGATCAGATTGCACGGGCCCAGGCATCAATGGTTAAATATCAAGACCAAGCAAAAAGTCTTGCTCGATCAATGAAGACTGAGTTTGATGCAGTGCCTTCGTCTTTAGAGCGAATTGCAAAAGTAATGGATGCCAATGAAGCTAAGTATTATACAATGCGTGAAAGTGTTCGAGCTTTACAAAAGGAATATCAATATCAACTAAAACCAGTCGGAAGTTTTGACAAAGGTTTTAAAAATGTTGATACTCCTGATTCATTGAAAACTGCTCAAAAAATGCAAGCACAGTCTGATAAAATGCAGAAGTTAGCAAGTAGTAACGATGTTCTTCAAAAAGAATATCAAAGAACAGAAGAGCGTGCAGAATCATTAAGAAAGGCAATAGGACGAATTAATTCAGTTCTTAGCCAATCGTCAATGGCAACTGGAACAGCTGCAGCTGGAGCTAGTATGACAGGTTCAGGATTGAAACAATCTGAGCGTGCTGTTTCTAAATATGGCGGAGTCTTCAACCGCATGTCAAACTCCATTTCTCACGGTGCTGGGGGAATTGGAAATGGATTGAAAAATTCATTTGGGATATTGGATAAATTTGGAAATCTCTTTTCGAGAAATTCAAATAAAGTCACACAAGGCACCCGTAGCATGTATATGGGTAATAATGCATTTCTTCAGTCTATGAAATATTTGTTGCCTTCATTAATTGTTTATCAATTAATTGGTGGAGCAATAAGTAAATTAGCTGGCGGAATGATGAGTGCATTGAAGACAAACGATCAGTTTTCAAATTCACTTAATCAGATTAAAGTCAACTTGATGACCGCATTCTATCCAATTTATACAGCCATCTTACCTGCAATTAACGCTATGATGAGCGCTATTGCTACGTTAACAGGACAGCTTGCAGCCTTCATTTCACAGTTGTTTGGTACAACTTATCAAGCTTCTAAAAAAGGAGCTGAGGGGCTGTATAATAACGTTCAAGCAATGAATGATACAGGTTCATCAGCGACTAAAGCGCAGAAAAAAGTTGATAAACTTCAACGTTCACTCATGGGATTTGATGAGATTAATCGTATTGGTTTGCAAGACAAAACTGATGATGATACTGACAAAGGCCAAGATACAAAAGCTCCAGGTATTGATTTTGGGGCTGCAACTGGTAATTATTCAACTCCTAAATGGATGAAAGATATGCAAGCCTTACTTAAAGACTTCTTCAAGCCTTTCCAAGATGCATGGAAAAACCAAGGTCAAAATGTCATGGACTCTTGGAAATATGCTCTAGGCCAAATTATCGGATTAGCTGGTTCAATTGGTAAATCCTTTATGGAGGTCTGGACAAATGGAACAGGTCAGTTATTTATTGAAAATATATTGATTTTACTTGCGGATGTGCTTAACATCATTGGTGATATAGCCAAAGCTTTTAAAGACGCCTGGGAAGATGATGGACGTGGCACAACATTAATACAAACAATTTTCGATATGTTCAATAGCATTTTTGAACTTTTACATTCTATTGCCGGAGCTTTTCGAGATGCTTGGAATGATGGAACAGGGGAAGCTATTGCAGCAAATTTATTAGAAATATTCACAAAGATTTTTAAAACAGTAGGTAACCTTGCAGATCAATTTAAGAAAGCGTGGGAGCAAGGAGGTGCTGGTAAAGATATATTCTCTATTATTTTGGGGATTATTAATGATTTACTTGGGCATATTAATAAAATGACAGGTGCTACAGCTGATTGGGCAAAAACATTAGACTTTACACCGTTACTTAACGGAATTAAAAAGTTACTTGAAAAAATCCAACCCCTCTCTGATAATATTGGAGCTGGACTAGAATGGTTTTATAAAAATGTACTTTTGCCATTGGCTGGGTTTACTATTCAAGACTTAATACCCGCTTTCTTACAAGCTTTGGGTGGCGCAATAGATTTTGTAAATGGAGTAATCGAAGCTCTTAAACCAGCTTTCAAATTTTTCTGGGATAGTTTTTTGAAACCAATCGCTGAATGGACTGGTGGAGTAATTGTCGACGTCTTAAAAGGACTCGGAGATGTTCTTTCAACTATTGGAGATTGGTTATCTGAGCATGGAGAAGGGCTTTCTAATTTTGTTATAGCATTAGGAGCATTTGCCGCTGCAATTAAAATTATTGGAGCGATTGGTACTGTAGTTGAAGTTCTTTCGGGGATATTTGCTTTTCTAGGAAGTATTGGAGGATTAGGGGGCGTATTATCTGCTGTCGGAACTGCTATAGGAGGGATCGTCAGCGTTTTAGGAGGCCCCATAACTTTGGCAATAGCAGGGGCTATCGCTGTCGGCGTCCTCTTATATAAAAACTGGGACGAAGTTTCAGAAGCAGCCTCAAAAATATGGGGAGGCATTTCAAAAACAATTGGCGGACTTGTTGATGGGATAAAAAAACAATAAGCAACATTTGGGAATCTATCACCAAAAAACAAGTGAGATTTGGAACGGAATTAAAGATTTCTTTTCAAAATGGGGAGCAGATATTCTTATCGTTCTCCTTACAGGACCTGCTGCTCCGTTTATTTTACTAGCAAAAGGAGTGGTTGAGCACTGGGATAGTATTAAGAAAAGTACAGGGGAGGTTTGGAATAAAGTCAAATCAACTGTTCATGATGTTGCTGATTCCATAGCCTCAAAAGTATCTAATAAATGGAACGATATTAAAACTGGTACAGCTAACGCATGGGATAACGTAAAAACTTCAGTTACAAATGCCGCTAATAATGCGAAAAACAATGCATCCAATGCATGGTCTAGCATGAAAGATAAAATGGGTGGTTATGCCAACTCTATTAAATCTACAGCCAAAGGTGCGTTTGATAATGTTGCTTCATGGGCTTCCGACATGGGCAAAAAGATAGGAAAAGGCCTTGAGAATGGGGTCAGCGCAGTCAAAAAAGGTGCAGCCGCAATCGGTAATGGTATTGCTGGAGTTATTGGTAGTGCAGTTAATGGAGTCATTGACGGTATTAATTGGATTCTCAACAAAGTTGGAGCTAATGGTAACTTAGGACATTGGAATGTTCCTACCTTTAATGCTTATGCCAATGGTACAAATGCTCACCCAGGAGGACCAGCATTAGTAAATGATGGTTCAGGCAGTCAATGGCAGGAAATGTATCGAACACCCGATGGTAAAACTGGGCTATTCCCTAAAGTGAGAAACCTCATGGTTGATTTGCCTAAAGGAACCCAAGTATTGAGTGGTGCTAAAACTGCAAAAGCAATGTCAGGAATGCCTGCTTATGCAAACGGTATCGGTAATTGGATGGGTGAGAAATGGAATCAAGCCAAAGAAATGGTTGGCGATATTTGGGACTATGCTACTCATCCAGAAAAGATTTTAAACATTGCAATAAGCAAGTTTACTAACCTTTCTCAAGCAGTTGAACCTGCGTTATCTATTGCGACTGGTGGTATATCTACTATAGCTAATGGAGCGATGGGAATGATTAAAAAGGCATTCTCAGAAGGTTCAGAAAGCCCATCTGGAAGTGGCGTAGAACGTTGGCGCTCTGTGATTAAAAAAGCATTATCAATGAATGGTGTATCTACATCATCAAACTATGTTAATGCTTGGCTAAGACAAGTTCAAAGCGAATCAGGAGGTAATGAGAAAGCCGTCCAAGGCGGTTACACTGATATCAATACAATTACTGGTGACTTGGCCAAAGGATTGTTACAAACAATCTCGGCTACTTTTAATGCAAATAAATTCCCAGGTCATGGAAATATCTTTAATGGATATGATAATGCACTTGCTGCAATTCATTACGCTATGGGACGTTACGGTGACCCAGGGATGCTTCAAGTTATTGGTCATGGACACGGATATGCAAAAGGTACGCCTTATGTTCCAGAAGACCAGTTAGCAATGATTCATGAAGGAGAAATGGTTGTTCCTGCTAAATATAATCCTTATAACTCTATTAGTGATTTCAAATCATTTGAAACTTTGCAATTGCCTGAAATGTTCACAGACAAGCCAACTGATTACAGCAATTCTGGAAGCTTTGGTGGAGGACAAGATGTATCAAATTATGGTTTGGCAAATATGAATGGTTCATTAACAAGTGCCATCATGTTGCTTGTTCAATCTTTAGGCGCACAAACTAGCCAAACTTCAAATGGAGATATTGTGATAAATATCGGAGGCAGAGAGTTTGGACGAATTGCAGTTTCAGAAATCAATAAATATCATCAACAGCTTGGGTACACTGAGCTTAATATTTAGAAGGAGGGATTATGTCTGCCGAATTACAATTTAATGGAGTGATGGTCAAAACTCCTAAAGAATTCAGCGTCAGTATTTCAACAATTGACGCTGACTCCTCAGGGAGAAATGCAAATGGAGAAATGGTAAGAGATGTCATTGCTCAAAAAACTAAATTAAACATTAAATGGGGCCCGTTAAGTGACTCGGAAGTGTCTGATATTTTGCAAAGAATTAATCAACCATTCTTCGTAGTAATCTATCCAGACCCACAAATTGGAAGACAAAGAAGTAAAACTTTTTATGCTGGGGATTCTACAATGCCTTCTTACTCATGGAATGATAAGTTTAAAGCGATGAAGTGGGAAAACTTATCTGTAAACCTGATAGAAAAATAGGAGGATAAAAAATGTTAAATGTCTCAGATGATTTTAACAAAGCCATGAAAGCAGAAAATCGAAGATTTGAGACCCGAGTAAAAGTTGGTGATAGAATTTTCACTAAAAATGATATTAACAGTTGGGTTTATAGTGGCGGTTCTATTTCTGGTGAGACATTTCAAATAGGTTCAACATTTTCGAATTCTATAAAAATAGAATTTTGTTCAATACTTGAAAATATTAAAGAGCTGACAGAAGTCACTGTGGAAGTGGGAATAGCAACCTATGATGCAGATTATCATTACGATAATATCCCTCCTGAAAAAGTGGGAAGTGCAAGAGTGGGTTATGCTAAACTGATTCATTACAAACCGACAGTTTATGAGTATGTATCAATTGGTACTTTTTATGTCACTAAATGTGACCCAGATAGAAACGAAAACAAAACGACACTTGAAGCGAGTGATCGTTTTGTTTTTTTAGAAAATGAGTATGTTTCTGAGCTGACCTACCCTGCTTCTATTCGAGATGTTGCGTTAGAAATTGCAAATAAAAGTGGTTCGATTATTAACGAAACAAATTTTTCAATGATTAGCACTTCAAAAATAAATAAACCTGAGGGCTATACTTTCAGGCAAGCAATAGGTTTAATTGCTCAGTTTGAAGCCGGTTATGCAAGGTTTAGCCGAACAAATCAATTGGAGATCATGCAATTAATTGACCCTAAATTTGCGGTATCTCCAGCAGAGTATTTTCAAAAAGGATTAACTAAAAATGAGTTGATGTACAAAATTGGTGGTATATCTTGTACAATATCTGTTCAAAGCGAAAGCGGTAGTGAACAAGTTACATATTTAGCGGGTAGTAATACTGGTCCACAAATTGTTTTAGAAAATAAAGTAATGACTCAAAGTTTGCTTAGAAACTATTTATCAAAAAATAAGTAATGTCAATTTTTATCCTTTTACTTTAAATTGGAGAGGAAACCCAGCTTTAGAGACTGGCGATTGGTTAACCCTCACGGATAGAGATGGCACACCATTTAAAACTCCTAATTTAAGCTATACTCTGACATTTAAAGGAGGGTTGACAGCAACGAGTTCAGCGAACACTAACTCCTCTGCTCAAACAGTATCAGCATATTCTCCACCGCTTAATCAAATTATTAAAGATATTAATTCTCGTGTTGATGCAGCGGGTAAAAATTCAGTCTATGACGGAACAGAAGAACCTCCTTATCCAAAAGAAGGTGATATTTGGTTCAAAAAGAACGGACCAGATGATGAAATATGGATTTATCAAAAACTTGAAGATGGAACCTATGATTGGGTGCTGCAGACATCGACTAGGTTATCTGATGAAATACAGGACAAAATAGACAATTCTGTACCATCTGATGAAATTGTAAAAACAATCAATTTATCACAAGAAATGGATGGTAAAGAATGGTTAAAAATTACTGGTGCAAAAATTTGGTTAACAGATGAAACTCGAATAGATGATGCCATCATTCAAGACGCAATGATTGGAAATCTAAGTGCCTCAAAACTAACGGCCGGAACCATTGATGCATCCGATGTAAATATTATAAATTTAAATGCCTCGAACATATCTACAGGAACACTAAAAGCTATAAACATAGAGGGCGTTAACATTAAAGGTTCTAAGTTTACATCACTTGGCGATGATTTCATCATGGAACATAATAATGGTGCCATTGTCTGGAAGAGGATAGGTGATGAAAAAGAAGTATTTAAGCTCTACACAACGATAATGAATATGAATGAAGGAAATGCTCGACTAGAAGTTTCTGATTCTGGTTCTCTTTCTGTTTTTAATAAAAAATTGAATAAAGCATATTTTACT